ATTTTCATCAACCTGATATATGCCGCCCCAGTCATCTTTACCATATGCTGCAGCAAATACAACGGGATTTAAAGGGTTGCCATTATTAAAAAATACCCAGACGTGAGCGCCCACACGCGGAATTGCAAATGAACCTTTAGCTAAATTACTATATGTTTCAGGTCGGTAATTGTAACTCAACTTATTAACATTATTAACATTCGTTTCTGCAGGGTTATTAAATGCATCAAATAATTGAAATGCGTCTTGATCAAAAATGCCTCCCGGCTTTTCACCTGCATTATCAATATTAGATCCAATTTCAGCGAGCCTGGAAAGATTTTGATACATTTCTGTAACATCATTCGTATCACTCGTTGTAGCACCCTTAAACGTATCATTGTATCTGCCGCTTGCAACTTCACCTACTATAGGTGAAGCTGTATCAGCCCACGGTAAAATCTTTTTTAAGTCATCTAATATAACTGATAAGTCACTATCAATATTTTTTCCAATAAACTTAAACGCAACGTCTTTGTCTTTTTGAACCCAGTCTTTATATACTGTTGGTGAGACATGAGGTACAAAAACTTTAACGCGCCCTCTCCTTTCTGGGTCATTATTTTGAACAACAATACCTAAATAGTTTCCGTTATATGTAGGGATTTCCATAGTTGATAATAATATTATTTACACCTATAATTCAGATATGCTAATGAAAGTCTCTCACGAATCTCCAATTTCTATCTTAGAAGAATCAAAAGCGTATAATGATTTTGACTACGCACTAGTACATTTATTTGAAACACATCCGCAGTATAAAGCATATTTTAAATCGGCAGTAGATGTGTATAACCGCGAAGTCTTGCTGGATAACTCTATTTTTGAGCTTGGAAAGGCGTTCGATTCGGAAAAATATATTAAAGAGATACTCTGGTTAAAGCCAAATATGTTTATTGTTCCCGACGTACTTGAAGAGTCACGTGATACTATCAATAGTTACAAATTGTGGCGGTCAGACGGCAAGCTCGATCATATTAAAAATACGTTTCAAACGAAAACTATAGGTGCAATTCAAGGAAAGACATGGCAAGAGTTAATCTCGTGTTATAAATTTATGTCTGAAAATGCCGACATGATCGCTATAAGCTTTGACTTTTCCTATTACCATATAACAGGTGAAGGTTGGAATCCGTTGGAAAGGTTCTGCTCCGGTCGACAGCGTTTCATTTCACAGCTAATTGAAAGAGGCGTATGGGCGTGGAATAAGCCGCATCACCTTCTTGGTTGCTCCTTAGCAAAAGAATTTAGGTATTATGTTGATAATAATATTCATAATATAGTTAGCTGTGATACAAGTAACCCTGTTGTTGCCGCTATTCATAATATGAAATATGATGTAGATTATGGCTTACAGAATAAACCTACTACTAAATTAGCTGATTTAATTGATTACAATTTTACTCAAGAACAACTTGAATTAGTGATTTATAATACTACAATGTTTAAGAAAATTATTCGTAGATGAAAAGACCTTGGATTACATTTTTTTCACAAACAGGATCGGAGATTGCGCGTCTTACCGCGATGCGTAACTGTAGGCCTGATGTAGTAATTACTAATAGAAGTGACTTAGAGGGTGTTGATTATTTTCTCAAGCAAGAAATTGAAAAGGGTCTTAAAATTAAGTATATTCCCAATAAACCAAGTGTAGCTGATTATAAAAAAATACTTAAAAAGTACAAAAAACCATTAATAACACTACATGGTTACCTGAGAATAATTCCTGCAGAATTTTGTAATAAGTATGAGATTTATAATTTACATCCGGGTCTAATAACTGAATACCCCGAATTAAAAGGAAAAGACCCTCAAAAAAGAGCCATCGAAGGTGGTTATCCAATGGCAGGATGCGTACTGCATAAAGTTATACCTCAAGTAGATGAAGGCGAAATTATCAGCTCATATAAGATGGCAATTCCTGATTTTACCGTTGATCGCCTAATAGGCGATTTAAAAATGGCTAGTTTAATACTCTGGAAAGACTTTTTTACATCCTATGACAAATGACGAAATTATTAAAACAATAGAACAACAATACCCTGACACTTGCAAAGAGTTTCGGAAAATTCAAGAAGAGCATTATCTTATTTTTTGCAAAAAACAATTTGATTACGGCCCTGGTAATATTTCTCTTGGCTCTTCCCTTACAACTCAAGAGGAAAAACGTGCATCTATTTCTGCCATTGTAGTAAGATTAAATGATAAGATACAGAGACTTATTAATCTTGTATTACGCAAAGGTGCAAAGTCTGCAAATGAGTCGATAACAGATTCATTTCTTGATGCAGCAGTTTATGGTGTAATTGCTGAAATTGTTAACCGTGGTAAATGGGCAAAGTAGGTATATAATAGCAATATGATAGTTAGCTTTACAGGTGCACAGTCGACGGGAAAAACTACATTACTCAATGCATGTAAAGAAGTGTATAGTGATAAATTTTCTTTTGTTGACGAGGTAACACGGTTAGTTAAACGTAATTATAATGTTCCTATTAACGAGGAAGGAACAGATATAACACAGCTTTTTATTATTAATACGCATATAGAAAATGCATTTAAGGTTTATGACAAGCCTAATGGTGTTATTTTAGATAGATGTATTATTGATGGTCTTGTTTACACTGGTTATTTGGCCTTAGAGGGTAAGGTGTCTAAATGGGTTTTTAAATATGCAAAAAATGTTTTCAATCTTTTAATACCTAAGGTAGATAAAATTTTTTATACTCATCCTGGTGACGTAGAGTTGGTAGCTGATGGAGAACGTAGTGTAGATTTAGAATTTAGAAAAAAGATAATTGATCTTTTTGATTTAACATTTGAACTGTATGAAGAAAAACTCGAAAATAAAGTAGTTATCTTAAAAGGTACAGTTGAAGAACGAATGGAACAGATTAAAATACACTTATGTTAAAAGAACTCGATAACTCAAATATATCAAAGCACCTAGGCCAGACTAGTCAATACAAGTCAACATATGATACATCTCTTTTAGTTCGTGAACCTAGAGCATCGAACCGTACACACTTAAACATTGACGACGATACGCCCCCTTTTAAAGGTTATGATATCTGGAATGCTTACGAATTTTCATGTCTCTGTGTTTCAGGTACACCTATAACAGGTGTAGCAAAGATCGTTTACCCTGCTACAAATAAGTATATTGTTGAGTCGAAGTCCTTAAAGCTGTACTTTAACTCCTTTAATATGGAAAAGTATGAGGGATCTGTAGAAGAGGTGATCTCGAAAGTCGAAGCAATTATGCAAAAAGATCTTTCTGACTTATTAGAAACAGAAGTATCGGTTTCAATTGTACCTTCTGGTAATGAACAACCGCCATATATTCCGTGTTTTTATCAATATAATGCTAACTACGTAACATTAGAGGATATTATTGATGTTTCTACACTCGAATGTAGCATTTATAATGAAACACCTGCTCTATTAACAGGTCAGTGGATAGTTAATGAGTTACCCTCAAAAGAAGTGTATTATCATTCTTGTCTCTTAAAAAGTAATTGTAGAGTGACATCCCAACCGGACTGGGGTGATGTTTATATATATTACAAAGGTAAGTGTGAATTGTTGCCAGAGTCACTACTTAAATATATTGTTTCATTTCGTAATGAATGCCATTTTCATGAAGAAATTTGTGAGACAATATACAAACGTATTTGGGACTCTTTCGAACCTGAAGAGCTGGCAGTTACATGTTTATACGCACGTAGAGGTGGTGTAGATATCAACCCCACACGTGTTAGTGATGATCGTTTATTAGATCCTTGTCTAGTAGACAATACAATACCTCACGTCAAAACGCTTAGGCAATAATTAGAGATAACCTAAGGTAGCTAGACGTCTAGTTTCACCAGTCACAGTTTTATACTCATTAAATGCTACTGTTTGTGAAGCTGTAGCGGTATTTGCTGTAAATATTGATGACGAGCGGTCAGCAGAAACAACAGCAAATTGCGTATTCTGATACGCTTGATCAATTCTAGCTGTCCAGCCTGGACCACTTATAGCAACTTCTCTACCAATAATTGGTGAAATACTCGTAAAAGCGAGTACTGACCTTGTAGCACCTGTTAAATATGCAACACCGTAAGCACTAACACTTGCACCTAAAGAAACTTGATTGTCATAACCCATATAACAATATTTATATATTTTTGTCTTATTTTTTAAGTGAATGATAGACTAATTCTGATCTTTCATCGTCATCATTACAGGGACATTCTAACCATTTATAATAATGCCAACTTTCTAAATCAGTTGTATCCTGTATTTCTTTTGCTATATTTATAGCAAAAATTGATGAGGTTTTATCGTGAGATAAAACGACACATTCAACATTATTGTATACTTCATCTACTTCTAAAATTGCATTTTTATTTGGTATACTTATTTTAGTTTTTTTACCTGTGAGTTCATCTTGCTGTGCATAAACAAAAGTTGATCCATCTTCACCACGTAAATAGCTAACGCCTTCATCTTTTTCACCAACTAAAAGTGTGTGCGTAAGTTTCATTTTAATGATTTAATATACAAAAAAAAGAACTCCAGGATTTCTCCTGGAGTTCTGTGAATTGACCTTCCGTCGATTAGAAGTAGACTGATTGGTCTGCAGGTGTGAATGCAGTGCCAAGTCCCTGGAGGATAATGACGTGGTAATAAAGATTTGCACCGAAGATGTTATCTACAACACCATAACGTGTTAATAGACCGACTCTTGGTGAGAAATCGTTAGGACCAATGGTTCTCTGTACCATTACAGGGATGTAAGGGCAGTAGATGATACCAGTGTCATAGAATTCCGGTCCTTTGTAACCGAGAAGAGCGTACTCGAGACGAGCAGTGCGAGTTTGGTTAGGTGGGAACCCGGCGTTACCACCGAAGTTACCGCCACCATTGGCTTCGAACTGAGCTTCTGTACGTGTATCACGATATACATTGAAACGGCCAGCAAGAGTACCTACTTTTGCAACACCGACAGGCTGTGTATTTACGTTGCCTTGGACAGGTACCCACTGAAATTCAGGGAGCATTTCCAAGATTGCGCAAACGCGAGGTGTAGCAACGATGAAGTTAGCTGAACCACGGCGGTTACGTACGGCAATACGGTTAGCCTCTACGATGAGTCTCTGATAGAAGTCACGATTGCGCTCAACTAACCAGCGGCCGTCTGCTGAAGCAGGTGACCAGACTGAGAACCCTGTACCGAAACCGGCATTAAGGGCTGTCTGAATCATTCTGATGATCATTTCACGGTCGATTTCGGCCTGAAGCTCATACGACATAGCGTTTGTGAGCTCAGTATCGATATCGATACCGTTCATGTTCTTAAGATCCTGCTCGAGTTCGACTGACCAGCGAGCTGCTAAGCGACGTGTACCAGCTTCTACGGCTGTCTTTTCAAAGCTGACAACGATCTGTGGGATGTTGCTGCTTAACTCAAACTGGCTGAGAAGAGCTGCGACACCACGATCTTGTGCATTGATTTGGAAGAGATCATGACCTGAAAGAGCTGGGCTGGCTGCGCCAGTGTAAGCTGTATTCAAGTATTGATAGCCTAACTCAGGGTTACCTGAAAGCACATTGTTGCCTGTGTTGTATTGGGTTGCACCCGATGCATCGAGGCCAGCTGTGTTTGGGTTACCTTGATAGCCAAGGTTAGTTGGTTCGTACTTATAACGGAGAGCGAAAGCAAGTCCTACTGGACCACTCATTGGCTGAACACCAACGATTTCGTTAGTGATCAACTCTGGGAATGTACGTCTAATCATTGGGATAAGAATCTTTGGAAGACGAGCATCGCCTTGGGCGTATGCTGAGTCATTCTGTGATGGGAACTGATTACCGTAAGCACCATTGTTGATGCTGCCAGTATTGAACACACCACCGAGACCACCGGATTGGTTGTTAGCTTCGAAGCAGTACTTTTCTTGGTTCTCAAGAAGAATAGCTGTGTTCAAGCGTGTGTGGTCATCTTCAATTGCGCGAACATTGTTGGATGTGTAATCCAAAACTGGACCCCACTTCTCAACTAGAAGTTTTGCGCGATTCTCATCGATGTATGATTGAGATGGACGAATTTGAGACATATTTATATGTATTCCTTTTCGCTATTATGTCGACCTATTTGTTACTGTTCAGGGATGTCCCTCAACCTGATAAATTTAGTATTTCTTTAACTCGCTGAGATAAAGACTAAAAGATGGATCAGATTGTACCTCTTCATTAACAGATTCTTCAATTACAGGGCGATCAACGTGTGATGCAACCGTCTCTGTAACAGCTTCCTGTTTGAGGCTTATAAGCCGCTCTTCTTCGGATTTATTGAAAAGTCCGAGTGTGTAATCGAAATTTTCAGTAATGAACTTTGTTGATTTACCTGAAAGCATTTTCTTCATATAAGCTTTTTCAGCTTTATCGAGCTTTGATACTTTCTTTTCAAGGATTAACTCAGCTTCTGTTGAATTGAGTTTGCCTTTTAGTTCATTGACCTGCTTAGTAGCGGCTTCAAGCTGTTGTGCAGCTTCATCTAATCTATTCTTACCATCGACAACAGCGTCTTTGATGCTGTCTTTTGCGAGAGCCATATCGACTGAAAGCATATTACGAATATCGTTTAATACTGCATTCGCACGCTTGTTTTCTACAGCCTCTTGGATTTCTGCCAATGGAAGTTTTTCTTCAAGGTAAAGATCAAGATAATTACTAATTTGATCTACCAAAGTTGATTTAAAATTATTTGCTTCTGTTACTAAAGCATTTTCGTATTTTTCAATAATTGCTTTAAGCTTTACTGCGCGATCGGTATCTAAAGCTTTAACTACCGCCTCAAGCTTTTTTGTGTGATCAGTGTCTATAGCCTCAACAAGTGTTTCTAGCTTTTTAGCATAGTCTTCATCTTGCTCATTAAGCGCTTTTTCGACATGAATTAAGGATTTAGCTTCCACAGCGCTATCAAACGCAGTTTCAATTTCTTGAAGGACATCTTCTGTAAGAATGTCTTTGGTTGCTTCTCTTAGGATTTGTGTAATGTTTTTTTCCATATTACAAAGTTTTATCTAAAGCAGTGTTAATGAGATTTTTTATTTTCCCGTTAATTAAGCTTCCTAAATATTTATCCGCCTGAGCATAATTTTTCTGTAAAATAGCCTTTAAAAATACAGGTATTTCTGCTTCTTCTTTTAAAGACTGATTTGACTTACACTCTTTACATTTATTGCATTTACAACCTTTATCAGCATATTTGCAAAGCTCGGTTGCTTCTTTCATTGCTCTTAATTTTGCAAAATCTGCTGTATCGATTTTTTCTTTATCACCAGCAAGACGAGCAATACGCTGCTGCTTAGGTGTCAATTTTTCTTCATTTTCTTCACGTCCGCCTAAAAAGCTTTCTAGTGACTCACCATTAACTGTACCATCAGGATCAATTTCCGCATAGTGTGTTGTGTAATGGTTTGGTTTTTTCATCATAAAAACGGTAGGGCCACCTTCTTGATCTGCAAACTGATATGAAACTTTGTTAACCCAATATTTTCTCTTTGAAAGTGCATTGACAACTTCTTCTTGAGCTGCTGTTAACTTCTCAGGATTTTCTTCATTTTCACCACCGCCAAGAATTCCTGTTGCTACATCACCTGCTAAGTCAGCCGCGGCTTTGACTGGCGCACCTACTACTGGAACCATTCCTGCTACATTACCTGCAGTTTTAACTGCTGTACTAGCTGCACCACCAATAGCAGGTAGAATAGCTTCTTTAACTGGATATTTCTTTTTTTTCTTTTTCATTTTTTTATGAGACTCTTCATCATCATCCATCACTTCGGCACCTGCGCCTGTACCAAGTACACTACCTACAATACCACCGACTGGACCACCTACAGCTGTACCTACTACTTTACCGAGCATGCCGCCAGCGGCACCACCGACACCTTTTTTAATGACGCCTGTTACCCCTTCTTTAACGTTGAATGCTTTAGTTGCCATATTATTACTTATACTTCTTTTTATCTTTTTCTTTGTAGTTTCCTCCGCTTCTTGTTGAGACGGGGTAACTAATTGTTGTAATTGTTTTTGTAAAATATTAACAGATTGAAGAAGAGCTTGTTGTTCTGGTGTATTAGCCTGAGCGGCTTTTTGCTTTTGCGTAGCAATTTTTGCTACTAAATCATTAATTTGTTTTGTTGTAGCAGCTGTTGTTTTAACAAGCTGCTGGGTTTTTGATCCAGGTGTGTTTAATCCCATAGAAGAGGTTGTGCCTACTGTACCACCGGGTTTAACTGTTTGACCGCTAATTCCTAAATTAGGAAGCAAACTAAAACCTGCTTCATTGATTGCTTTTGACATATTATTTGCCTAGAAATTTTAAGAAGCCCACAACTTGTTCTTTTAGATAGGCCTGCACATCGTGTTTGGGTAAATTACGTAATTTACTTTCGAAAGCATCATAGAGCTCTTCAAATTTTCCATCTTCACGAACAATAAATTGTTTACTTTCTAAAATACCGTTAACAAAAGCTTTTGAACAACTAGGATCAGCTACACAATCAACAGCAATTAATCTCATTTCATTTACTCTATTAACACCACCGCCTTGTTCAGATAGTTGGCCAAGAGCACGGCTTGACATACCTACTTTAACCCCGTCGTTAATGAGTGACCGTACGATCTGTCCTGTAGGTGTTGAAAGGACTACAGATTCTCCTATGACTGATTTACCTTCCCAGTGTAAGTCTGTTACCATATGACATGCTCTTTCTAGATCTACTTCTGCTGATGCAGGGTGATTTAGCTCACCGAGAGCTCTTTTTGTCTGTACCATTTCCGAGATGTATCTATCAACTTCGCGTTTCATGTCGTGTTGATCATAAACACGTTGGTTTTTATTAACTGTTTCAGATTCCATATACACACCTCTAATTTTGAGGGTAGATGGTCCCTTTGTATTTTTTTCTTCTAAAATATACTCGAATTCATCGAGAGCGGGTGTTTCTACTAATAGACGTAATGCCATAAAATTATTTATATTATCTGTGCTGGTATTTATTTAAACCTAGCTCCTTTTCTGTCAGTATCCAAAAACTGTAACCTTTTTTTTCACACCACTTTCTCGCCGCTTCCCATTTAGCTTGATTTTGGACAAAGCGTAAAGTTTCATAAATTAATGTAGATTTTTTCTTTTTACCAGGCTTTGGTGGCAGAACTTGCGAGCTTGGTTTTATTTCAATAATATATTTTTTAATCATATTATTTTCTTTAATAGCTATAACCCCATCAGTATAATACCTTTGAACACGGCCTGTTGCAGGGTTAGTATAAGGAATAATTATTGCCTCTGATGCCCATTCAACAACGTTAGGATTATCATCGCACCATCTAAAAAATTTCAGCTCCCAACCTGATCTATAAACAGGTCTTTCTTTTCCTATGTACTTGTTTTTATTTTTAGGATTAAAAATTCCTTGCCTAAATTTACTATTTTTTTGTAAAGGTATCATTAATTATAGTTCATTAGAAAGTTTATAAACCCGTTAACTACCTCACGGTAGCGCTTTGGATATGATTTACTTAGGAGAAAATATTTGATTTTCAATTTTTCTTTTTTAGACAATGTTTTTAATCTAAACTCTTTTATAGGTTCTTCTGTGAAGACTGATTTGTGTTTATTATCTGCTATACCGTTTTCATATAAGCCTTTATACATTCCTTCAGGTCCTGAAATTAGGCTTACTACATTACTAATACGCAAGTCAGCGCTATAACCATCACAGAAGTTAACAATATCAGGTAATTCATATACTGTTTGAATAATAGGGCTCATTGAAATAGAGTGACCTTTTTTAACTGCAAACATTTTATCAATATTTACCAACACGTTATCTATACTACCACCACGTCTAACATATGCATATGTTTTAGGGTCCAAAGAATCTAAGGAAATATGAGCAAACATATAAGGAAGATCTTTCATAACTCTTTCTACTTTATCATTAAAGACAGAGCCGTTAGTTATAACATCTATCGTCATATTAGGATTTATTTCTTTTATTTTATCCCACAGTTTAAAATAGATAGGTATTAAAAATGGCTCACCACCGATGAACTCTGCTTTTTTTGCGTGTTTTAAAAAAGGTACAATATCTGCTACAAACTGATCATCATATACATTTTTACATGGAGTAGTACTACCTCGTAATTTGTGGATAGTGGATGAGTACTCCTCTGAACACATAATACATGCGTAGTTGCATGTGTTATGTAATTGAAAGATTAAACGGGTTGGAAAAACAGGATCTATTTCCGACATAGTTGCAGCGTATTGTCCCAAAATAGAATTGCGAGCATTACCCGCCAATATATGCCGTGCGCATGTCGTACATCCAAATGTAAAATCGTACTTCGCGAGTTTTTCCCTTAATGTTTTAATAGTAGATCCAAACCACGCGTCATGTAAAGAGGTACTAGGATATGTACCCAACAGGTGTGCTGTATTTTGGCAACATACAGATAGCTTACCACCAAAATCAAATCTAAAGGTATTATAAGGCGCTACGCATGTTACTTTTTTGTTTTTAAAATAACTATCGTTTTTAATTTGATCACCTATTTCTCTCCATTCACTTGTACTAATAGTAAGACTGTTTTTCTCTACGTAGTAATCAAAAACATACTGCATTATCGCTTCGGGTGTTTCATTTAAAAGAAGATTTTCTTTATTTGTTATTCTCTCTTTAAATCTAATTTCATAACACTCTTCGAGTATTTTTTCAAGCTCTGAGAATGGTACACTTATATTTTGTTTTTTGTGTACTTCTTGTAGTTGATCTATGAGCATGGTATTATATTATACCATTGTTTTAATTATTATCCAACAAAAAACATTGGAGGATCAGCATCACCAAAACCAGGAGCTGCTCCAGTATATAATCTCTCTTCAAGTGTTTTCTTTTCTTCTAGTCCCTGTGATAGAAGATCGTTGAAGTTGATAGAACCACCACCGAACATTTGAACATTCTGATATTTGCCTCTTATGTTACCTATCGCAATCTTAGAAAGAGCGAGAGCATATTGATAAACCCACGGCTCTTTAATAATATCACGTAAAGGTCTTTCTACGTGACAAGCAATAATACCATAAAACCTACTACCTGATCCTGGTGTCCGTGGTGGCGGGTACATGACCATATATTGTGTTCGTGGATCAAAAGTTAAATGTCGGCGAATAGCTAAAAGTTTTTCTCTTACTTCTAACCAATTTTTAAGAACATACCAACTTATTAAATCGAAACCGTAATTACCCATTGCATAGCTAAAATATGTCTGCTGTGCAAGTGTTTGTTCAATAGTAAACAAAGTATTAACCCCCGTGCTCGAGCCCTCTTGAAAGTCAACAATATCAATTACTTTTCGGTAATCCATAGCATCATAATCAAAACTATTCATTAATTGAGCTTGGGAGTTATCAGAAGGTTTAAAAGTGTAAGCAGCTGCGCTATTAAAGTTTATTACACTTAAATAATCTGACGTTGTTAAAATTTGGTTAACAAATATCCCCTCTTTATAGACACTTGAAAGAGTTTGAGATGAAGAAAAATACCTCGGACTTATGGCTGATGTAGCTGCATAAACGGTTTGTGATGGTGTATTTACTCTGTTAAAATACGGTGTAATACTAAAGAGATCATCAAGTTTTACGCCTTTGCCGTCTTTGTATAAATTCGAATCAAAAATTAAAAATTCTTCTGTATAGCCTGCAAATTTACTAAACAATTCACATGCTAGCGAAATATTCTCAAAAAGTTGATCATGATGAATTTCTACATTTATCATCGGTGCACCTAAGGCGCGAGAAATGCGTGATCCTAATCTTGTAAATGAATCAATTTTAGAATTTAAATTGGTGCTTTGAAATGCGGAGATTGGTGTTATTGCTGAACAATCCATCATACATAGTTATTTATTGAGCAAGGGGTGTAGCGGGTGCTGTTTCCGCAGGTACGGGAGCAGCTGCTCCTTCAGGTCCTTGTTCAACGGGTGCTTCACCTTCGGTAGGTGCAGGTCCGAATGCGGGTGGTGTACCTGAAGGGGCTCCGCCACCACCAGCTTCTGGTGCTTCACCACCACCAACAGCTCCCATCTCTGACCAGTTGGGTCCCCCGTTAGTAATGTTATCGAGCTCCCACATAAATTCACGGTCCTTGCGGAGGAATTCTCTATTTGCCATTATGTCTGTATCTGTCCAACCCAGGTAACGTTTTTGTGCGTACGTCTTTGAGATGAAATCACTCTGAGTCAATGCATTAAAGTTCTCTGCTTTCAATTGTAGTTTTTGATTTTCACGGAGTTCATAGAAGTTTGTTGGCGGATTAAAGTTAAGATCTAAATAAGGCTCTCTTAAATCCATTTCCTTCCAAATTTCTTTAAGCTTTAAATGTGTAATAAAACCATTTTTTAGACCTTCCGCAAAACGTTGCTGCTGTCTAATTATAAATCGCGCAAACTTTAACTCTTCGCGAAGAATCTCCATCCCGTCTTTAAATGTATCTTCGGGATTTATTCTTGTTACTGGTACTTTTAAGGATTTGTAAAGTTTTTGTACAAAGTAAAGTAAGTCAGTAAGTTCACCTAAATTTGCACCCCCCGCTAATTGTGTAACGGTTGTACCTTCAGACCCTGCTCTTTTTGCAAACCAAAAACTATCAAGCATTGATTGTGGATTAAACTTCTGTACAGCTGCGCCTTGGTCAGCATCATATGTTCTTTTTGACCAGTAATTAGACATTAATTTACGCAAATATGCCTCTGCTTTAGGTGGCGCCATTGTCCCTACATCGACATTAAAAACCAATCGTTCAGGTGCACGCACAAGTCGGTAAATTACAATAGCATCTTCTATTAAGCTTAATTGTCGGTATGCTCTTCTTGCATTTTCTATAAAAGGTAATCTAACAGTTTTTGTCTCATTCCATATTCCGGAATTAATATATGTTACCTGGTTTTGATCCATAGGGATCATTTCTATTTTTGCTATCTTACCAGGGTTTTTAGAATCATAAATAGGTTTCCTTAACAAGAATCCCTTTATTAACATATTTTGTACATTTTCAAAAATAGGATCTATGATATCTGTCGGTATCATTACAATACCCAAGATACCTTCTTTTGGATATTTTTTATGAATGATATGCTCAAAATATATTTCTGCATCGACGAGCATTTGTCTAACGTATTCCCAACCTTTATTTTCAAAGTCAAAAAACTCAATATATTTTCTAAATTCTTTTTTAAGTTTGTTTTGTTGCTCTTCAGATAATGGTGTGTCAATAAATTTAAGCTTAATTATTTCTCCGTTTTCATCTTTGTTAATAAAATCATCGCATATTTCATCAAGTGCATCTGACACTTCTGCAAAAGCTGCCATTACTCTATAATCCATGAGCCGTCTACCTTTATCAGGCTGAACGTTTGCATACATGAAATCATGATAATCTTTATTTTGTAAAATATTTGCGTATGCATCATCAGTTGTAGAAATAGATGATGCTATTGATTGGCGAATAAGAGCTTGTTCACGGTTTGAGCCTTTATCAAAAAAAGTATCGAATTTAGGGTTTAACTGCTCAATTCTTTCGCCTGCACTTATTGCCTGGTAGGGTAATTTCGATGAAATATACTTCATCAAGTCACGTCCAAAGGTGCTTTCGCGATTAGGGTTTGTCTGATCAGCCATATATTATTATTATTTATTAAGCTATTAAATATATACAAGATACGAGCCACTAATAGATTGCATCGGCTCATTATTAATTGTAAGAATTAGGTTAGATAAAGGGTTAAATTCAACTATATAATTTTTGTCTGAAAGTTTAGTGTAACCGGCTTGATTCATAAAAATGATGTCAATATAGTTTCGTATATTTGTACCTGTCAGTATTAATGTATCAAGAGATATTGATAATCTATTTTTATTTATTACGTTGTACGAAGAGAGCGGATACCCTGAAAAAGGTAAGCATATAGACGATACACGTCTTAAATTTGTAAAATAATTAAAAGCAGTTAAAAACGGGAAGGCAACGGTACTTGAACTTAAGGCAATACTAGAAAGCAAATCGTAATTGTATCCCATTAGCGATATAATTACTGCGGATTGTGATGGTGTTAGAGTTATTGTATTAAGGCTCATTATGTGTTGTAAGAGTAGTTGGTCTGATTCGTTATTTGCGGGTAGCCTAATACTGTTACCACTTCCTTCTCATTAGTCAGGCCCGACGATACAGGGTATACAAACGTATCACCGGAAAGATCTTCATACAGGGTTGTACTGCGTGTATTATAAAAATTGCTATCTATATAAAAAATATTACTAACATCGTCTTTTTGTGAGGGAAAAAGCCAGCTCTTAATAATAAAACTTGTGTCACCTATAATTTTATATTTTTCTGATGCGTTAATATCTGTGGGGTAAGAAAGGCGAACAGATCCATCCCACACAACTTCACTACGAATTTCTTGAGGGGTTGTAAACCCACCGGGTACAACAGATTCTGGAACTTTCCATGATATAATAATATACGGGTTATTATAAGGTATAAAGTTAGATAAAATTTGATCCATATCTGATTGGAACTTTGTTACAATAGACATTGAAATACCAATATTGACAGGTACAGGGCTCTTATAGTTTATAGAGGTGGGTTGTTGTGTCTTGTCATCTAGACCTCGTGAATAGTAATATCCTTCAATCTTATTAAAAACCCGACTCTCATCACGTGAAATGCTATTAATACTTACCGCAACTACCGGAATTGTAATATTCTGTGCTCTATTTACTAAATCAAAAAGAACCCTCTGTTTTGGTGAATACACATACCTTACATGTATTTCGTTTGCAGCTACACGATTTTTATCATATCTTTTAATGATTATATCATCAAACGCAGCGATAAACTGTGTTATGAGGTCTTTAATTTCAAAATGAAACGTTTTATTACGCACGTAAATATTTATTAGTGTATTCTCTCTATAAAATGTTTAGGCAGCTTATTCTTTGTTCTTTTTATTACGTTAATAAAGTTACCATCGAGAATATAGGTCACAGAATGGTCTTTTTTGCTTCTAGTGGCACGGCCTGCTGCTTGAACAACAGCATTCAGCATTTTATTTTCATACCACTCTTTATCTATTTCAAACATCTTTTTAATTCTCTTCGAAGATAGAGGAAAAAACGGCAACTTAACAATTATTTGAAAGCGTGCTAGGTCATCTTTTAAATCTACACCAAACGCTAACGACGGTGATACTAAAACAGTTGGTGTTTTTGCTCTTTTATGTTCCTTAAGAATTTGTTCGTTATTTGCAAACGCATCACGGAAAAGATATCTGTCATCATTACCTAGTTTCTGCTGAATAAAATTGGTAATTTCCTGAGTGTGTGTATGTATTATGCCTTTTTCATTTTTATGATGTTCAGCTATTTCTTCAATCTGTGTACAAATTTTAGGTAAAATATTTTTTAGGTTTTTATAATTTAATTTATGAACAGAAGAAATATAAATGGGAGACTTACTCGGGTCAAACTCACTTTCTGCTTCTATATACGCGTAGTCTTTTATCCCTAAAGATTTTGCAAAGTGCTTATGATCAATAATTGTTGCCGACATCAGTACAACCTTTTCGGCGCTATTAAAAATATAACCGGAGAGAACATTTGCTTTAAGTGGTGTGAAAGCAACTTTTTTTGTATCAACATCTATCACGTAGTCACAGTCATTCCATGTAGAATCTAATGTTGTCAATGATCTATGAAGATTTTTAAAATACTGATACTTAATTCTGTCGTTCTTTGAAATTAAATTAGGTTGTTGTGTAAATGTATTTGAAAGAATATCAATTGCTGTGGAGAGTTTTTCTATTAGATTGTAAACCCAAACACGAGCTTTTTGCTTATTATCACTAATTAGTGTTGGTATTTCAATTTCATAGTGTAACAGTTTTTCATAAATTACTTCCGCAGAAAATTGCCGAATAATTTCTTCTTCGAGTTCTGAAGCCTCGTCACAGATGATAATGTTTTTTCTTTTGACGTGATCAGGTAGAGACAGAAACATTTTATAATTTAAAACACCGAATCTTGAAAGTAGGGCTGTGTTTCTGTTATTAT